CGTTCCATTTATTTCAACCTCTGATTTTAAGTCTCTAATAAACTTCATTTGTTTTGTTTGTTTTTCCATGTCTTCCATGTACTTTAATACTTTTCTAGTGTTTCGATCCATTTGCTCTTACCTTGTCCTTTAATACTTCAACATCTGTTAAAAGTTTTTCAGTTTGTTTTTGTAAGAATTGAATGTTTACCTTGTTGTGCATCATGTCCTCAATCCTTATTTCAATTTTCTCTACAGTTTTATAAAGATCCTCCAACAACATCAGCTGTTCCTGGTCCACGGGCTTTTGATCTGAGGCCTTGAGTAAATCAGCCTGCATCAGCTCACGTGAAGTCTCCAACGACACTAACCTAGCCGTTAATTCTGTGTACGCGAAAACGCCCATTGCGACGAGCACAATCAAACTGGCAACCGTCTTCATCGGCATTTGCACGGCAGCGGACTCAGAAATTTTTAACGCCATAAATTACTTATAGAAACCTTTAAAGATCCAATTGACCCACTTGTTCCATAAGCCTTTTATTTTTTCCCATGCTCTGCAACAAACATTTTTACATTTATCAATCATGTTTCTTCTCCTCAATTTCGTAAAAGAAGTTATCCGTATCTTCGGTCTTCCATTTACTTGTGTTTTCTACGTTCCATTCAGATGTCTGCACCTTCCAATCTGGAATGTTATCTTTAACTGTAAAAGAAGGTATATCCCAAATACATCTATTGTTAGGTTGTGCTGCATAGTTCCCATCGTCTAGGGCTATGATGTGAGCACACTTGTGCTCGTGCGGTATCTCTGAATGATCCGTGTCTAATATATTACTTTCAGGGTGGGCAAAGTCAACCGTAAATAAATATTTACCAGGGTGCCATTTCTTATCTTTTCCTATGTATTTACCTGCTTGTCCTGCTAGGATATCCCAAGAATGCACAGAAGGATAATAACTGAAACAATTCCAAAGCTGTAGCTCATCAAGTCTACGCCTAGGAACATCTTCCGGTTTAAAACCTCTTTGAATAAAGGCAGTAATCGGGAGGCGATAAAAGATTGCACCGTTTTCCATAATCGCATGGAATAAAATCGACTTGCCGGTAATAGATGACATGCCAAAGATAATACAATCTTCAACTTCTCCATGGTGTTTTTTAAGATCGTAAAGATATTCTCTTTTAATCTGTGCATATTCCACCGGTATGTTTGCATTTAAGTAAGCCATAGTTAATCATAAATATCACCCCAAGTATCCCCATGTTCGTAGTCCACTTTATTGGGAACCTCTAAGGTAACTGCATTCTCCATAATCTCAATAACCCTATTTGCTTCTTTATCATCTTTTATAGAAAGATCCAACTCATCATGTATTTGTATGTGCGGTATAATTCCTTCCTTGTAAAGTTCTAACATTGCTTTCTTAGTCATGTCTGCAGCGGACCCTTGAATTAATTTGTTGAGCGCCTTGTATGTGTAAGCTCTCCTGATCCCCGGTCCATGTTCCCTGAGTGCATCTTCATGAGGCAATGCTTTATGCATACCGAATTGATTAGGCTCCCACAAATGAAACCTACATAGTCTGCCTAGTAAAGTTCTTATCTGACCACGGTCCTGTGCACGATTAGATGCGCGTTCCATAAGTTGTTTAACAAAAGGTACTCGACCATGATACGTATTAAATAATTCTGCAGCCTTCTCTTTCGTTACACCTAACTCTGCCTGTAATTTAGTTTTACCCATACCATAAAACAAACCTAAATTAATTGTCTTGGCTTGGGTTCTAGGAATCTTTGCCATATCTGCTACTGTCTGATGAAAGTCTGAGTCTTTGTTATTGTGGTAAGCATCAACAACACTATAGACTGAAGGTAATTTATAGAGAGATGCATAGTGAACAACTAAACGTGGTTCTTGTTGCGAGTAATCAAAGCAGCCCCATTTACATCCTTCTTCAGGAATAAATAAAGATCTTATCTTTGGTCCTAGATCTTTGTTTCTTGCAGGAATTTGTTGAAGGTTAGGGTTAGAGTAGGAAAATCTTCCTGTCACTGTTCCACCAAACTGTGAACGTAATTGATTTATATCTGCGTGTATCCTGCCTTTGTGTTGATACTTTAATATTGAATCTATAAAAGTTGTATGTGCCTTGTTTATTTCTCTAGCTTTTGCAATCATTTTTACCACGGGATGTTCGTGTTCTTGTAAAAAGTTTTTAGTAAAGCTTGGTGCTGAAGTTTTTTGTGTTCTTTCGTATGGTATTTTTAAGTTGTCAAAGACTTCTGCAATAGATCTTGCAGCCCATATCTGTGGCCTAACATTTGTTTCTCTTTCAATAGCTGTTAGTAAATCTCTTTCCTCTTTCACTAATTGTTTCTTCATTAGATGTGCTTTATCTAAATCAACTCGCACACCTTTAAACTTCATGTCTACAAGACATGGAAATAGTTCTGTTTCTAAATCAAATATGTCTTCCAAATCTTGATGTAGAATTTCTTTCTTCATCTCTTGCCATAAACCTAATGTAATCTCAGCATCACGTTCAGCGTAAGATCCTACATGCATAGAGGGTAGCTTGTACATTTCAGACTTTGGATCAATGCCCCACTCCGATGCAGCTTCAGCTAAGGCACCTTCATTCTTACCGTAACCTAAATAATGCCAAGATAAACTATTAAGATCATATCTAAATCTGTTCTCGTCTGTAATGGCTGCAGCTATCATAGTGCAAACAATGTCACCATTTATTTTAAAACCTAATTGTCTTAACCAACAGACATCATACATCGCGTTGTGAAATACTTTTGTTGATGGTGATTCTAAAATATCTTTGAGCCACTCTAAAACTTTTTTACGATCCATGTTTCCCCCGCCTTCGTGTGCGATAGGGAAGTATCCTTTGTAACCAGTCGTGGCAACAGCAATACCAATAACATCACCATTACCTATAACAGAGCCAGATCCTTTTTCTTTTAGATCCGGGTCTTTTGTTTCTAAGTCAATTGCTATTTCTTCTACTTGTCTAAGATCTGGAAACTCTGTAGGAATATTCCATTCTGTTTGTGCTTCAAACTTAGGTATTCTCATTGCTATCCTTTTTTAATGTAAATCCTGGTGGCAGGGGTTTTGTGGTAGTGTCTTCTGAATAATCTCTTTCAATAATCATTTCTATAAAGTGTATTGCCTTTTCTAGATCTTGCTTTTTTCCTTTCAAACGATGTCTACAAATGTATTTTATAGCACATCCTTCCGGGAATAAAAGCTCATTCTCTACTACAAACTTACTGGGCTGAATCTTAAAATGTCTGTAGTGAGATCCTGCAATTTGTTTATCCCAAACTTTCGACGTCATAACTTCTCTCCTTATTTTTTCCTGCAATGAAATACAGATTTTGTTTTGCTCGAGTTACCCCAACATACCAAACTCTATGTTCCTCATCTTGCTTCTCTACGCTTCTCTGCAATGATTCTAAAGTACGTTTGGACATATCTAATACCAGTAAAACATTATCAGCCTCCCCACCTTTTGCTGCATGTATGGTAGATAATTTAACTCTTGGTTTATTGCTTAATGGCTCTTTTCTTTCTAACATCTTTCTTATGTATAGGCTGTCATCCATATCCAGTTGTAACAATTCATACCATTTTAAATCTTTATCTATCTCCCTTATAGTTGTGTACTCTGTATATTCTAGAATATCTTTAATCTCAGCTTCATTTAACTCTTCACCTTTTACATAGCGTGTCCAATTAATTATGGTCCTATACAATTTTTCAGAAAAACTTTTCTTGTTTTTGTATTCATAATAAATACCCATGGATTGTAAGTCCGGCATTAGATTAATTAATCTGTAATTTGTTCTTGCTAATATTAACCAGTTGCCGTCTTGTATTGGTATCTCTTGTAAAGAATAAGATTCAGGATATATGTTGCCTGTTTCTTTACGTGGCTGCCATGTTTTAAGTATTCGTCTCTCATTAGGTATACGATCTAATATTTTATTGGCTATCGATTGTATGCTTTGTG